GGTGCTTGATTGCTTCATGGGCAGCGGCACCACCGGTGTCGCGTGCGCGCAGTTAGGCCGCAAGTTCATCGGGATCGAGATCGAACCCAAGTATTTCGACATTGCCTGCCGCCGCATTGAACAGGCATATGCCCAGGGCAAGTTGTTCCAAGAGCCCGCCCCGAAACCCGAACAGGTGCCAATGTGGGTCTAATCAAGATCACCACTGCTGACGCCGCACTGTCTAAGTGCGTCCGGGAGCGCAGTGCCTGGACCTGCGACCGGTGCGGAGCAAAGCACCAGGAGAACAGCGCCGGCCTACACGCTGCCCACTATCACAGCCGGGGAAACTGGTTTACCCGGTTTGACTCGGCCAACCTGCTGGCCTTGTGTTACGGTTGCCACAGTTTCACGGCGCGGGAGCGGGACGAGCACCGCAAAACCATGCTCAAGTACATCACCGAGATCGAGTTGGACCGACTCGCTTTTGATCGCAACCGACCCGCCTACGGGGTCAAAAAGCGGGTCAGCGAGATCGCAAAGCACTACCGGGGCGAGCTGGCTAAGATGCAGCGGCAGCGAGCCGAGGGCGTGACTGGACGGATCGAGTTCGAGGGGTGGAGCCCCTGATGAGGCAGGACGTGGACTATGTGCATGTAGACCCGGCCCTGGACTACCGCCTTCGAGAGTGGGGACGGTGGGCACGGCAGCGGCACTGGATGTCCGCCTGTAGGTCAGTCGAGGGGCGATATAGGCCCGAGGCGGGCGAAGTTTGGGAGCGGGAGCCTAAGCCCTTGCCAGTCAACGCTTTAGACGCTTGGCGGGTCGAGTGTGCCTGGAGAACGGGGCTGCCGTACCTCGAGCGGATGATCCTCCGGGGCTACTTTGTCATTGGTCCGCGCGGCTCGCTGGGTTCGCAAGGCTGGAAAGCTCACGTGAACGCAATCTGCCGAAAGCACGGCGTAAGGCGGGCAGACTGGAGCCGGATGGTTAGCTCGGCTGTGAATAGGCTAGGAAATCAGTTGACATTGGCCGGAATCGGGGTTACTGTCGAGCCTAGTAATTCCCCCGCACGGGACGCTGTGCGTGATGCTGACCGCCGCTTGGCGGTCTCGGCGTCCGCATGAAATCTATAAAGCCACGCGTTGCGCCGCTCGACTTGCGTCGGGTGCAGCCGCTGACGGTGCGCGATCAACGCAATCTCAGCAGCGCTGCCTGGCAGCGGACCCGCTTGCGGATACTGCGCGAGGCCAATGGCACTTGCCAATGCCAAGAGTGCAAATCGACAGGGCGGCTGAGGCCGGCCCATGAAGTCGATCACATAGTCCCCGTGTGGGCGGGCGGCGGAGAAGGCGACGCGAACCTACAGGCGATTAATCGCGAGTGCCACAAGGCCAAGACGGCAGCAGAGGCAGCGCGTAGGCAGGGGAGGGGCGGGTAAAAGCTCTAAAGTGCCCGTCTGTATAGACCGCTTGGCTGCCCACGCGCGGATTAAATCCCGGCCAAGGTTTTTCAAAAAGAGCGAAAATGGCAGGAGTTAAAGGAAAAAGCGGCGGGGCTCGCCCGAATGCTGGGCGCAAGCCTAAGCCGCCTACGCTTGCGGAAGGGAAAGACGCGGTGGAGTTTTTGAGCCAAGTTATGCAGGGCCTCATCGACCCGTCGCCCGCCCAGCTAGAAGCCGCAAAGGCGCTGGTTAGGCTTGCGGACGACGGTAAAAAGGCGCAGCGCCAGCAGGCGGCCGAAAAGGTTAGCGCTGGCAAGTTCGGCGCTGCCGAGCCGCCGCGATTGGTTGTCAACAACGGGTGAATTGGTCTACGTCGTGCCCGGGCTGGTCTGAGCGACTGGTCCGGAAAGAGTCAATAATCCCGCCCCCGCTTTTCCCTGGCGAGGCTTCTGCTGCGCTGGCGGTGTTTGATGAGCTGCGCATTGTTGACGCCCCCGGGTCGCCGACGATGCGGGAAGCGTGTCGGCCGTGGCTGCGCGACTTTGCCGGCTCGATCTTCGGGGCTTACGACGGCGATACCGGGCGCAGGCTGATTACCGAGTTCTTCTTGCTCATCTCGAAGAAGAACGCAAAGAGCACGGGCGCGGCAGCCATCATGCTGACTGCGCTGATCCGAAACTGGCGCAAGTCGGGCGAGTTTGGGATCCTTGCTCCAACAATAGAAATTGCAAACAACAGCTTCTGGCCTGCGCGCGACATGGTGCGGGAAGACGACGAGTTGCGCGAGTTGATCCACGTGCAGGAGCACACGCGGACTCTTACTCATCGCGTGACGGGCGCAACACTAAAGGTTGTTGCCTCGGACAACGAATCGGTCGGCGGCAAGAAATGGATAGGTACTCTGATCGATGAAGTGTGGTTGTTCGGCAAAAGATCGAACGCCGAGAACATGTTGCGCGAAGCCATAGGCGGCTTAGCAAGTCGGCCCGAAGGCTTTGTAATCTACCTGAGCACTCAATCCGACGAGCCGCCGGCCGGAGTGTTTAAGCAGAAGCTACACTATGCGCGGGGCGTTCGTGACGGTCGCATTGATGATCGGCACTTTCTGCCTGTGCTGTACGAGTTCCCGCAGTCCCTACTAGACGCGAAAGCTGAACGAGACCAGGAAAACTTTTACATCACCAATCCGAACATTGGTGCATCGGTCGATCAACACTTCCTTACGCGAGAGCTTCAGAAAGCCGAGGAGGCCGGCGAGGAATCGCTACGAGGTTTTCTCGCAAAGCACTTGAACGTAGAGATTGGTTTGGCCCTTCAGTCGGACCGCTGGGCCGGTGCCGATCATTGGCAAAAACAAGGGCGACCTGGGCTGACGTTAGACCAGGTTATTGAACGCAGCGATGTCCTAACGGTCGGCATTGATGGCGGCGGCCTAGACGACTTGATGGGCCTTGCTGTAGTCGGCAGAGACGCCACGACGCGCGAGTGGTTGGCTTGGACGCACGCATGGGCGCACCCGTCCGTGCTTGAGCGGAGGAAGGCCGAAGCGCCGCGACTTCGAGACTTTGCTAAGGATGGCAACGTGTCTTTAGTCAAGGCGATTGGCGATGATGTTTTAGACGTTGCCGAGATTGCCGCCAAGGTTTACGGCAGCGGCAAAATGGACAAGATTGGCGTTGATCCCGCTGGCATTGGTGCAATTGTAGATGCCATCGTCGAAGCCGGCATCGAGCAAGATCGTATCGTCGGCATATCGCAAGGCTGGAAGATGGTCGGCGCGATTAAGACGACTGAAAGAAAACTAGCCGAGGGCGCATTGATCCACGGCGCACAACCGCTTATGGCGTGGTGCGTTGGCAATGCGCGAGTCGAGCCAAAAGGCAACGCCATAGCCATTACAAAACAAACCGCAGGCGCCGCGAAAATTGATCCGTTGATGGCGCTCTTTAATGCGGTATCGCTTATGGGGTTAAACCCACAAGGCGCGACGGACTTCAACTCCATCATCTACTCGCCGATCAGTGCATGAGCTTTCTAACGTCTTTTTCGCGCTGGCTTGGGCGCAGCGCAGTGCTGGCCGATCGCACTGGCGATCAGCTTGTACTGCCTTCGGCCACCATCGTCGAGAACACGCAGACGCTCGGGCCTGACAGTGCGCTACAGCTCGCCACGCTGTACCGCTGCGTTGACCTACTAAGTAAGACCGTCGCCACGCTCCCGTTGTTTGTCTATGAGCGCGATGCGGCCGGTCAGAAAATCCTCGCCAGAGGGACAACGCTTTGGCAGTTATTGCACGATGCCCCGAATGGCCGCATGACGCCCTCAGAATTTTGGGGCGCCATGATGCTGAATCTGATGTTGCGCGGGAATGCTTACGCGCGGGTGGCGCGCAATGGCCGTGGTGATCCGATAGCGCTTTGGCCGCTGTCGTCAGACCAGATCGTGCCTTATGTCGATCCTGAAACAGGCGACTTGTTTTACGAATACCAGCGCGAGACTGAGCGGCTGCTATTGCCGGGAGCAGAAGTCCTGCACATCAAGGACACCGGCAACGGCATGGTGGGGCTGTCGCGCATCGACTTCATGCGCGCGAGTGTGAACGAGGCGGCGCGCGCGCAG